TAAGCTCTTACGGGACTGGTGACTTAACACTTAATACAAACAGCGGCACCAACTCTGGTTCTATCGTTATTGCAGATGGCGCAAACGGCAACATCTCTCTGACGCCTAACGGCACTGGCTCTGTTGTTTTAGACGGTTTAAGCTACCCGCAAGCCGATGGAAACAACGGCCAAGTTCTCACCACAAATGGTTCAGGTACATTATCATTTACCACAGTGTCCGGTGGTGGTGGTGGTTCTGTAGCTGCTGACGATATTACTACTGGTGATGCGGCTGTTAATATTGCTACATCTGATACCAGTATTACCATTGATGCAGAGGGTAATAACGGTAGCATTGCATTAAAAGGCACTGACGGTGGTTCAGATATTACTGCACTATTTTTGAGCATGGCTAGTGCGGGATTTGCTACGTTCAATGCTGGCGCTACATTTAAAGGAAATGTAACTTTAGATAACGGCACACATGAAATCGCGTTTACTGGTGACGGTTCAAAAATAGCCTTTCCAGACCAAATAGATTTTACACATGTTGCTGATACTGGCGTTCTTTTAGATAGAAATTTCAATACTGTAGAATTGCAATTATATGATTCAAATGAATCTGTTGGTTCAGATGGTACAAATCTCCTATTAAAGTCTGGCGGCACATCATTCAAAGTGCCAACCTCTGATGGTTCATCTGGACAATTTTTAAAGACTGATGGTTCTGGAAATCTTAGTTTTGCTACAGTAAGTGGTGGTGGCGGGACTATCGCCTCGCAAGATGCTGACAGCGTTAATATCGACGGCGGTGCTATTGATGCCGTAACGCTTGGTACGAATAGTGCGATTACCGAAGCGCAGATTGATTTAGTCAATATTAATGGTTTTGCAATCGACGGCCAATCCGCATCTTACGGTCTGGTTCTCAAAGCAAACGGACAGTTTGTTGCTCGCATTCAAAGCACCTCTCAAAACGCCGGGGGTGGCCTTTATCTCTATCAGAACAATCCGTACATCACATTTGAAGGCGCTACTGGGGATGTTTATGAAACTAATCTCAAGGTCACTGATCCAACCGCAGATAGAGACATCACCCTGCCGGATGCAACCGGCACTGTAGCACTCGACGAATCAACGGGGATGACACTCAACAACGGTGTTATCGCTCTGAAGAACGGCGGCACGCAGTCAGAGGTGCGGCTCTACTGCGAATCCTCAAACGCCCATTACGCCGCACTGAAAGCTCCAGCACACGCAGACTTTGCAGGCAATGTGACTTCTACCCTGCCGTCAGTAACAGGCACCCTGATAGGCACAGCCAATGCGGATGCTCCTGCGACAACAACAAGCTCAAGCGATGCGGACCATGTATTAGTCAATGATGGTGGTGTGCTTAAAAAGATAACTCCATCAGATTTAGGCATCGGCAGCGGCAGCGGCGGGGTTACCGTACAAGATGAAGGTAGTTCATTATCTACTACGGGTACTACATTAAATTTTGTAGGAAGTGGAGTTGTTGCTTCTGGAACCGGCGCGACAAAAACAATTACGATTGCTGGGGGTGGTGGCAGTGCAAGTGATAGCTTCAAGACTATTTCTGTTTCGGGACAATCTGATGTTGTAGCTGATTCAAGCACCGACACGCTAACGCTTGTTGCTGGTAGCAATATGACAATCACTACAGATGCGTCAGGCGACAGCATCACATTTGCCAGCAGCGGCGGTGGTGGAGGTGGAGGTGCAAGTAATCTGAATGGCCTAAGTGATGTAACCATTTCATCTGTTCAGAACAATGATCTTCTTAAATACAACTCAACGGCTGGCGAATGGCAGAATACAAATTTAGGCATTTCTGTCACGCCAACTTTAAGCGGAGCAAGTACAACAAATAACACAAAAATTCTGTATGAATTTACGGTTACTAATAATAGCAGCTACGATTTGCCAGCATATAAAGTGGTTATAAAGAACAGTAGCGGCACAGTCATTTATGACATGGATAGTTTAATATCTGGAAGCGAAGTTATTGATATTGACACTGATGATGACGGACGCCCAACAGGCACTATCGGTATAGATATATCTAGCTCCACTTATTTTTTTGGTAGCTCAAACAACGGCTCTCAATACACCATAGAGGTGCAGTGCCAAGATTTCGGAGATTTAGAAAGCGAGGTTGCAACACTCACTGTTACTGTTGCTGACCCACCACAAATATCAATGACAGCCTCAACATATAGATATTGGCGCATTAAAGATTTTGACAACCAAGTTGCTTTTAAAGATTGGAGAATGTATTCGGGTACAAATCAAAGTGGCACAGTATATCCAGATACAAACGCAGGCGGAACACCCAGCGTAAGTAAGTTTGAACATAGTTGGACTTCTAACGGTCAGACAAACACCATTACAACCAACTTCAGCTATTCAAGCACATATGGCATTGAAGATATGTTCAACTACTTGGGTACAACAAGCACAGGCATATACGCATCAGCATGGTGGACGCTTGGCACATACAGTAATTCAAATTGGAATCCAGTTCCAGCATCTAAAGTCTATGAAAACATAGTATTGACATGGGACTTAGGCACTGCTAGATCAATTAGTTCAATGCTGATGCGTTTTAACGATGGGTACACTAGTACCTGTTCTGGAACGTGTTTTGTTGTTCAAGGATCAAGCGACAATACAAACTGGACGACAGTGGCTACCCTGTCCAGTTCTGATGAAGATTTCTCAAACACTTCGACATCTACGATAACACAAGTAAGATTTAGCAGTTAGGTATCATTATGGCGTCATTAAAAGATGGATGCACACAATCAATTTATAGATACGCGCCAGCTTTCCGTCAGGCAAATGCGGCTCTTACTGGTGAGCATGAATGGTTTATAAAAAAAGTAATACGACATTACAGGTCACATTATAAAAGTTTGAAAGATGTAGGCGAGACAGAATGGGTAGACCTGCCACAAGAGTGGCTTGACGAATACTTTAAGGATTGCCCTTATTGAAAGGTTGTGAGTGATGGCTAGAGGGGATAAATAAATGTTTGGATTTAGCCCATTTTCAACCACCCCATTTTCGTCTTTACCAGAACCAACTTCTGTTTCAAGTTCTGTAACTCTTACTGGTGTAAACTCAACCGCTGCTGTCGGTTCTCCATCTACAAGTGTAACGGATACTGTTACCTTAACAGGCGTAAATGCTACCGCTTCGGATGGTGCAGTAACAACTAGTGTAGTAGACTCTGTAACACTAACAGGTGTAAACGCGACTGCTTCTGATGGTGCTGTTACTCTTAGTGTAGCAGATAGTATAACACTAACAGGTGTAAATGCCACTGCAGCAGATGGCACAGTTACTCCAAGTGTAACTGATTCAATAACACTAACAGGCGTTAATGCCACTGCATCTGACGGATCAGTTACACCAAGTGTATCTGATTCAATAACCCTAACTGGCGTTAATAGTACAGCAGCAGAAGGGTCAGTAACGCTAAGTGTTGCCGACAGTGTAACATTAACGGGTGTTAATAGCACTGCAGCAGATGGATTGATATCTGTCAGTGTATCTGACTCAATAACATTAGCGGGTGTTAATAGTACAGCTTCTGATAGTGCAGTAACACCTAGCAACGACTCTAGCATTGCTGCTGCAGGTGTAAACTCTACTGCCTCTAGCACTACAATTACACCAAGTGTATCTGACTCAATAACACTAACAGGTGTTAATGGCACAGCCGCTAGTGGTGTAGTTGCGCCAAGTGTAACAGACTCTGTTGTACTGACAGGCGTAAATGCTACTGCTTCTGACGGCGCGGTTACACTAAGTGTATCGGATAGCGTTACACTATCAGGTGTTAATAGCACTGCATCTGACGGAGCCGTCACGCCTAGCGTGTCAGACTCAATTGCACCAACAGGTGTAAATGCCACAGCATCAACTAGTGCATTAACACCTAGCAATGACTCTAGTATCACCGTAACAGGAGTAAATGCTACCGCATCTGATGGTGCCGTTACTCTAAGTGTAACAGACTCTGTTGTACTGACAGGTGTTAATGCTACTGCATCTGATGGATCAACTACTTCAAGTGTAACTGATAGTATAACACTGACAGGTGTTAATGCTACTGCATCTGAAAGTAATGTTACGCCTATCAGCGTCCCTAGTGTTACTATTACAGGTGTTAATGCGACCGTTTCTGACGGTACACTTACACCTAGCGTAGCGGATTCTGTTGTACTGACAGGTGTTAATGCTACTGCATCAGATGGTGCAGTTACACCTAATAATAACTCTAGCATTACCATTGATGGTGTTAACTCTACAACATCAACTAGCGCATTAAGTGCTGCTGGCATTACGTTTGACTTTAATGCGGTTCGTGACGAATTTGATAGACGGCGTGTAGTATATGTACCACGTAGAACTACGTCACAAGATCGTGAAGTTCATGTTGCAGAAGTACCTAGAACCGCTCCTGTAGCCAGAACTACTACCAGTAGTGATCGCACTGTTTTAGTAGAAGCTGTATCACGAACTGTAGCAGTAGACAGAAATACTAGTAGCGGTGATCGCACCGTCTTTGTAAGTGAGGTGCCAAGAACTGTAGAAGTGGCTAGAGGCACTACTAGCGCAGATCGTACAGTATTAATAGCAAATGTTCCCAGAATTGTACTGGTTGAAAGACAGTCTAATAGTGGAGAACGCACGGTGCTGGTGGCAGCAGAAAATAGAACAGTATATGTACCGCGCAGATCGACTAGCGCAGAAAGAACTGCAGAGGCAGCATAGGAGTATTCAATGTCATTTAGATGGCCTAATAAAGACCCAGATGAACAGCTTGACTACAGCATTGATTGGTCACGTTTTCTAGGCAGTGCTACTATAAGTAGCGTAGCTTGGTTTGTAAACAATTCTAGCGGTGTAAAAACAAGTATAGCTGGTGGGGCAACAGTAAACGGTATTCAAAATGTTTCTCAGTCTATTAGTAGCGACAACAAAACGGCTACAATTAATCTAGGTTCTGGTACAAACAATCTTGAATATACTTTCTTTTGTCAGATAACTGACTCGACAGGCAGTCAAGCAGAACGATCAGTAAAACTTAGAGTGAGGGAAAAATAATGGCGTATAATTATCTTGAGCTAGTAAATCAAATCAATAGGCGACTTAATGAAGTTGAGCTAACCTCTTCTAACTTTGCATCATCTGTAGGTTTTTACGCACATGCCAAAGATGCAGTGAACTCTTCTATTAGGCATATCAACCAGACAGAATATAACTGGCCGTTTAATCATGTAACGCAAGAAGATGTTGTGACGGCTAACACAGTAAGATATGGTAATCCTGATGACGCTAAAATTATTGACGCAAACACATTTAGGATTAAAGAAGATGCTACGTTAGGCAACGATACCAGAAAGCTGCGAATACTTTCGTATGAAGAATACTTAGAAAAATATATACAATATGAATACGATGCTGACAATGGCTCTTCTGGTGTTCCCAATTTTGTATTTCGCACACCGTCACAAGAATACGGATTGGTGCCGCCACCTGATAAAGCGTATACTGTAATCTACGAATATTATAGAATACCTGTAGACTTAGAAAACCACGATGACGTACCCGCTATACCAGAAAGATTTAAACATGTTATTACTGATGGCGCTATGCATTATGCATATCTATTCCGTGGCAATTCTCAGGATGCGATAATATCAAAAGAAAAATTTGAAGAAGGTATTAAGAATATGCGAAGCCTTTTAATTAATCGTTATGATTATGTCAGGTCAACCTTCATACCTAGTAGCATCTCTAGTGGAAGGCTTGGTGCAGCTACATCCACTCCGGGTGCAGCATTCGATTAATTTCTTGACAAATATAAATTTGTGCATATAACTATACTAGAAAGTGTTATAAATGGCTGATGCTTGGCAGACATATCCTTTTGAGTTTCGCGGTGGGTTGATTACTAATCTTGCTCCTACCCAACAAGGTGTACAAGCACCGGGGTCAGCACGTATTCTGCGTAACTTTGAGCCGTCTATCTTTGGTGGATATAGACGGATTGAAGGGTTTACCAAGTTTGATACAGCATTATTACCTAATACGGGTGCAATTCGTGGCCTAATCAGATATAATAGTCAGGTGTATGCTGTAAGAGGTGATGACTTATTTAGGTCTTCTGGCTCTAATAACTTAACTGCTAAAGTAAATGGAGCAGTTAGTTCTTCTGCTACTATAACTGTTGATGATAAAACTGGTGTGATAGCAACTAATATGCAGGTTGCAGGCACAGGCATTACGGGCATCGTAACTGTTAATAGTATATCAGCGCAAGACAACACTGCCAAGACAGCCACTGTAGTGCTTTCTACTGCGGTAACTTTAGCAGATAACACAGACTTAACTTTTTCTGCGCCTTGGACCCAGATAAGTGACAACTCTACCTACAGTAGTGCCGGTGTTACAATCGGCGGGTCAGGCAAAGTACGTTTTCTGAAGTACGATTTTGACGGCACAGAAAAGCTAATGCTTGTGGACGACACGGGCAAGCCGTTTAGGTTTGATGGTTCAACCTTTGCCCAGCTATCGTCCTTGCCTAGTGATACCTCTGGTGCAAGTTTTATCACCAACTTTAAAAACCACATTGTACTAGGCAACGGAAAAAAGATAGTTTTTTCTGCACCGTATGAAGATGATGACTTTACTGTTGCCAATGGTGGTGGTATAATAAATGTTGCAGACGAAATTACAGGACTAACTGTATTCCGTGAGCAACTAATTGTTTTCTGTAAGACCAGTATCTTTGTACTTAATGGCAACAGTGTGGCAGACTTTACACTACAGCCTGTGTCTCGTGACTTAGGTTGTGTGGCCCCAGATACAATTCAGGAAATTGGTGGAGACATTATATTCCTTGGTCCTGATGGCTTGCGTTTGTTCTCTGCAACTGACAGGATTGGTGACTTTAGTCTTGGTGCCGTATCTAAAACTATACAGTCAGAAATGCTTGATCTGATTAGTAGTGGTGGTAGCGGCTTTACAAGCACAGTTATTCGTGAGAAAAGCCAGTATAGAGTATTTGCATTTCTAGCCTCTGGCGCTATTGAAAGCGCAAAAGGAATTGCTGCTACGCAGTTGCAAGAAGGTGTAGTCTTTAACGATCTGCGTGGCATTAACGCACATGTAGCCCACAGTGAATATGAAGGATTTGATGAGTTAATATACTTTGCTAACAATGATGGCTACGTATATCAAATGGAATCAGGCAATACATTTGACGGGACGAATATTATTGCCAGCTTTGCTACACCGTTTGTCCCACTAAATGATCCATCTGTTCGCAAGACCATATACAAAGGCACAGCTTATCTAAAGATTAATGGTGCATTTGAATTACGTCAGACACTACAGTTTGACTATGCACAATCTGGGTCTAATCAAAGTTCTGAGCAGCTAGACAGTTCTGATTCAGCGACAGTTACATATGGCTCTGCCACGTATGGCGCATCTACTTCTGTTTTTGGAACAGCACCAGACGCAATCTTTAATGTACAGACACGAGGTTCAGGATTTGTCGTGTCAATATTGTACGAAACATTAGGCAGCAGCACAGATGCTGTATTTACAATTGACTCTGCTACTTTACAATATATTACAAACGCTAGGAGATAATAATGGGTACAGGTTACACTCGTAATGATACCGCTAACAATATTGCAGACGGGAACGTAATCAACGCCTCTGATCTTGACGGCGAATTTGACGCAATCCAGACTGCTTTTAATGCCTCAAGTGGTCACAGCCACGATGGTACGACAGGTCAAGGTCCAAAGATTGACGCATCAGGCATTGCCGATAATGCTGTTGCACTTGGTACAAAGACTACAGGTAACTATGTAGCAACCCTGACAGCAGGTGCCTTGATTGACCTGCAAAACAATTCTGGTGAAGGCGCAACACCGACCATTGACGTTGACCTAACAGAACTTACGGACATGACGGAGACTGCAGTAGGTGCAGATGAACTGGTAATTCTAGACGGTGGTACGGCACAAAAACGTAAAGCAATTAGTGAGATACCTCTTAGTATCTTCAACAACGACGGCAGCTTTTCTAGCACAACAGGTACAGTAACATCCGTAGGCGTTGCCGCTGGCGCATTGATTGATGTCACAGGAGACACTACAATCACCTCGTCAGGCACTGCTACTATTGCTGTAGACCTTACTGAACTTGCGGACATGACGCAGACTTTTGTGGCCGCTGACGAGTTTGTAGTTCTTGACGGCGGTGCAGCCGGTACACAGAAACGTAAGCCAGCCAGCGAAATTCCTATCAGCGTATTCAACAACGACAGTGGCTTTACATCTAACACTGGCGACATTACAGGTGTTACTGCAGGTACAGGATTGTCAGGTGGCGGGTCATCTGGTGGTGTAACGCTTGCCCTTGACTTTAGCGAACTGACTGATATGACAGGTTCTGCTTCTGGTACTACAGAGTTTATTCTGCAGGACGGTACAACTGAATCTCGCAAGGCCGCTAGTGAGATTGATTTAACTATCTTTAATAATAATCTTTCTATAGACGCTGACAACACGACGATATCTAATCTCGAAGTAGATAATTTAAAATCGGGTGTTTTAGATACGGACATATCGTCTGTAGCTGGAACAGACACAACTCTAGCCTCTGCAAAAGCAATTAAGACTTATGTTGATGCGCAAGTGGGTGGGGTATCTACTAGTCTAAGCAGTGACTCCAATCCAAGCCTTGGTGGCAATCTTGATACGAATAGCCACAATATTTTTATTGATGACGCGCATTTTATCGGCGATGAAAACGGCAATGAACAAATTGTTTTCCAGACCACAGCATCCGCTGTAAATCAGGTTGAAGTTACTAACGCTGCTACGGGTGGACACCCTCTCATCCAAGCAACCGGCGACGACACCAACATCAACTTGAAGCTCGACGGCAAGGGTTCAGGTGTGGTCAATGTCGTGGACGGCCTGACTGTTGGCGGTGACTTGACGGTCAACGGCACAACTACCACCGTGGCTACAAGTAATACGGTCATATCTGATGGTCGCATAGAACTAGCTAACGGAACTACCGGTTCGCCCACTAATGATACAGGTATTGTTATAGAGCGAGGAAGTGCTGACAATGCTTTTATCGGCTTCGATGAAAGCGAAGACAAATTTAAAGTAGGTACGGGTTCATTTACGGGTGGCACATCAGACGCTAACTTGACTATTGCCACTGGAACTATGGTGGCTAATTTAGAAGGAAATGTTACTGGTAATGTTACCGGAACAATTCAAAATGGTTCAAGCGGTGATCCTTACACATTCCCTGCAAGTGATGGCAGTAATGGTCAAGTTCTTCAGACTAACGGTTCGGGTGCGTTATCATTTTCTAGTGCCTTTACTAGCGGAATGATACTTCCGTTTGCTGGCTCATCAGCGCCGACTGGTTGGCTGTTATCCTACGGGCAAGCTGTTTCTAGAACTACTTATGCTAGTCTGTTTACCGCAATCGGAACTACGTATGGTTCCGGAGATGGATCAAGCACATTCAACCTGCCTGATCTTCGTGGCCGCGTCGTCGCCGGTCAGGATGACATGGGCGGTGTATCAGCCGACAACTTAACCAATGTAGCTGGTGATGGCCTTAATGGAGATACTCTTGGAGCGACAGGTGGTTCTGAAAACCACGTGCTAACGACAACCCAGCTTGCAAGCCACACTCACGGTGCTGGTTCTTTCGTCGCAAACACTACCAGAAGAGTGGGCGGTGGCGGCTCTGGTAGTCACGTTGATATGACTGATGCAGCCTCGAATGTTGCTCAAACCTTTAGTGTATCAGGCACATCCGGCTCCGCTGGCTCTGGCGCTGCCCACAACAACGTCCAGCCGACCATCATCTTGAATTATATCATCAAGACGTAAATGAAGCTAGAACAGAAAATGGAACCTGTACTCAAAACGCAGATGGAGTTAGAGGCGCATGAGAAAGAGTGTGCCATCCGGTATGCTAACGTGCAGGAAAAGTTAGAGGCACTTGATAAACGCATGTGGCGATTAGAAGCAATGATTATGGGTAGCACTATTCTTGTAGTAGCAATGGTGGTATCAGTATTTATGGGATTTAGATAATGGCAATGTTCAGAGCATTTAAGCCTAGCGGCATGGAAAAGATAGCGCGATCTATGGGCTATCAAGGTAATATGCAAGGGTTTCAAGACTATCTTGCGCAAGACCCCATGCGTCAACAGCAGATGCAGACGTATCAAACTAAAGCTATACAGATGGCAAACGGTGGTGCAGTACAAAAACCTACAATTGGAGATGCAACTACGCAACGTATGTATTCACCTGCTGTGCCGGTGGGTGGTGTAACGCAAGCAGCTTTGACACCAGTAACTCCCCAACAAGAGATACAACCTGTTACTGGACAATTAACAGGTGCTGTAGCAGTACCAACTGCTATGGCTAGTACAACACAAGCTGCGCCTGTAGAAGAGCGACAGGCTGCGCAGATGCAAGCTGCTACTGTAGCACCTGCCGTAGATGTAGCACTGGCGTCTGCACGCGCAGCACAAGTACAGCCTGATGATCCTCGTGCGCAGGTTACTGCCGCACAACAAACTGCTTCTAGTGTAGGCAATGTCACTGCAGCACAAGGAAATGCTGTGCTGATTGACAATCCTGTACAGCGCAATATACAAGACGGTGAACTTATCTCTGGTGCCGCTGCTGATGCACAGACTGCTGCCACCTTTACTGAACAGATACAAGCCGCTGAAGCAACGCCTAGCACACAAGCTACTGTACAAGGTCAGCTTGCACAACTTACTGCTAACTTCGATGCTGCTAACCCACCTGCGTGGGCTGCAGGTGCCATGCGTAATGCAACAGCAAAGATGGCACAGCGCGGTCTTGGTGCAAGCAGCATTGCTGGTCAGGCTATTGTGCAAGCAACCATTGAATCGGCACTACCAATTGCACAGGCAGACGCTTCTACTATAGCACAGTTTGAGGCGCAGAACCTGTCTAATCGACAGCAGCGTGCCATGCTTGCTGCACAGCAACGTGCGCAGTTTATTGGTCAAGAGTTCGATCAGGCTTTCCAAGCACGTGTGCAAAACGCTGCGCGTATCTCTGATATTGCCAACATGAATTTTACTGCAGAGCAGCAGGTGCAACTTGAGAATAGCCGTATTGCAAATACCATGAACCTAAATAATCTGTCTAACCAACAAGCTATGGTTATGGCAGAAGCTGCAGCACTGGCACAAATGGACAGCAGCAATCTTAATAATCGTCAGCAGGCTGCTGTAAATAACGCGCAGAACTTTCTTCAACGCGACATGGCAAACATGTCTAACGTACAGCAGATGGAATTGTTTAACGCGCAACAGCGCACACAAGCACTGTTTACAGATCAGGCTGCTACCAATGCCGCACGTCAGTTTAATGCGGCAAGCCAGCAACAGACAGATCAATTCTTCTCTAATCTTGCGCAACAAGCTACGCAGTTTAATGCCACACAGGCTAACGCACAGGCACAGTTCAATGCAGGACAGGCAAACACTGTCGAAAGATTTAATGCTGAAATGAATAATCAGCGTGACCAGTTTAATGCGCAGAACCAACTTGTAATTGCACAGAGTAATGCACAGTGGCGCAGGCAGCTTGCTACTGCTGACACTGCTGCAGTCAACCGTGCAAACGAAATAAATGCAGCGGCTGTTCTTGACATCAGCAAGACTGCATATGACAATCTCTGGCAGTATTATGGTGACACTATGGAGTGGGCATGGAAGTCTGCAGAGAATGAACTTGACCGTATTAGCGCACTTGCCATTGCTGAACTTGATGCAAAGGTACAAAGTGAGGTATCGTCTAAGCAGGCTTCATCGGCTTCTGGTAAAGCTATTGGCAGCCTTATTGGCACACTTGGCAGTGCATGGATTGGGAGTCTATAATTATGTCTATGTATGGTTCTACACGTGGGTACAATCCCGGCGTCACTATGTATAAAAATATGGATATAGAGAATATGCCAAAGCAGCAAGAGCCACAAAAAACAGGTGGGCTACTGGCGCGTAAACCTATGGATATGATGAGTAAAAATATGAACTACTCTAATCCTGCTATTCGTGTAGCAAAACAGATGGAAGTAATTCGTAACTTTAGGAACAGGATGAAAAATGGTGATGCTTGAAACAAATGAGCCAATGTTTGATGGCCCTATTCCGGGTGAGTCTCTTACCGCAGAACTAGGCGCACGTCCGTGGCAGTCACCCCCACAATACTCTAACGTAGACGAGGTGTTGGACTATTATTTATCTCGCATGAGCCAAGAAGACTTCATGGTTCAGCTTGTTGATGTATTAGAAATGGGTGTTCCGGTAAGTGCTATTGCTAACAGCATACAACTCTCTGGTGTTATGCAAGGACTGCACACTATTGATAGCGGCATTCTTGTCATGCCTGCACTCATGGAAATGATTATGATGCTGGGCGATGCCGCAGATGTTAAGTATGAAACTGGTCTGGACAATCCTAACAAGGGTGTGACACGTGATACACTGCTGGCTAAAGTGGCTTCGCAGTATAAGGAGAAGCTAGAAGATACAGATATTAAAGAAGCTGTAGAAGAAAAAGATGATGAGCCAGAAGAACAATACTCTTCTGGTCTAATGGCACGGAGAAAGTAATGGGATTGTTTAGTGGTGATTTTGGCGCTGGTCTTGTTGAAGGCGTAGCTGAAAGCGTAGACCAGTCTCTAAAAAGCGCAATGGAAAAGCGCGAGAAAGAACTAAGCCGCGCTAGGCAGTTCTGGGAAACACGTCAGGCACAGAGGCAGGACTTGGCAGACGATCACGACAAACGTGCAGGTGATGCACTAGACGCATTCATCACTGAATTTAATGGTGATGTAGCCAAGGGACTCGCTGCATACAAACACTTTAAGACAGTGGACGGTGCAGAAGCAGGACTTAAAGAGATTGAAGACAGCCGTGCTGCACTGGGTAAATTTGATGTAAACGATTACTTTACTTTTGAGGGTATTGACCTTGGTCAGTTTGCTGATCTTAGCAGGGACGATGCCTTTGCATCTATTCGTGCAGAAGTCAAGCCTCTGGATATCCAGATGCAAGACACTGGCCTGCTCTCCAAGATTGGCTTGGGCGACAGCGATATGGGTGGAAAGGTATCTTCGCAGATTAACGAACTTATTCCTGCACGTACACGCACAGCTATCAAGGGTCTTACTGGTGCAGCGTTTGATCGCTCTGGTACAATCACAAGCATCACACAGAAGCAGGCTATTGAAAGCAACATTCTGCGTGGTGAAGATAGGCTGTTCCAGCTTTCTGGCTACATTGCGTCAGGGCAAGATGGCGATGGTGAGATAGATGAGCATGACATCTTACAGTATCAAAAAGAGCATTCACAAATACTAGAAGATATCGGCAGGCTTTCAATAGCAAAAGCAGAAGGCGATAAAACATCTACTGGCCCCACTTCTGCAAGTATTCTTAGTGGACTTACTAAACAGTTAACGCAGTTAGAAAACGATTTGCAGTTTAGTAAAACTGGCAATGTAGTTAGCATCGTTAAAAGGGGTGATAATGACCCTACTGTCGAAGGTGCTATGGATTACTGGAACCAAGAAAGCACTCGTACAAAAGTTGACTTTGTCAAGACCAATATTCTTGACGCTAATGGTGAGTTTGTAAGCACAGAGGCACAAGAGGCTGCTAACTTAGGTATGCTTGCTGACGAAGTTGCCCTTGCACAACAAGAGATCAAAGAAGCTAAAGCTGCATCTAAAGAAGAAGACGGGACGGGTAAAGGTGAAGGTAGCCTTGAAACTGACGCAGGTTCTGTAGCAGCAGGGGAAGAAGCAGCTAGTGCTGAATTTGAGCCTGTAGCAGTAGGTACTGGTGACTTTACTGTTACAAGTGAGACTCAATTAAATAGCTTTATTAAGAATTTCCCAGCCGATTATGTTCAAGGTGCTATAAATGCAGGCGTGGCTCTTAACAGAGAGGCTCTGGAAACACGACTAACAGAACTTGGTGTAGAGCCAGATAAAATACAGGCAGCACTTGCGCTTCTTCCGCAGCCAGCGGTAAGCACAGAAGGACTTGAGCCTGTAGATGCTCGTCCGACTATGCCTACCAATATACGTGATGCTTCTGAGGCAGCACGCATCAGAGAGGAACAGGCTGCTTGGGATGCTCAATATGGACTAACACATAATAGTGACGGATCAGTAAAGGGGTAAGCTGCAATGGCAAAACCTTTTGATCCATATGCGGGTCTTCGTTTAGTAGAAGAGGAGGTAGTTCCCCCTGCCATAGAAGAACCTGTAGAAGAAGCACAGTCTATGGTGTTTGATCCCTACGCTGGATTGCGTATGGACGATGACACGCTGTCTCCTGAAGACTTACTCCCCAAACCCCCTAAACAAACTGATGATCCAGAGATAGACGAGAAGCAGACATACGAACAGATGTCTGCGGATACGGACTATATGGACATGTTGCGTGAATACCAAGAGAAACGCTTTGGCGAAGACGGTAAGCAGCGTGATGATGAGACTGACGAAGAGTATCTTCGCCGGTTTGTTTCTGATGTCCGTGAGTTTGAGTGGAACAGCATCGACCTTGGTCAGCAGATTAACTGGATACGTAGTGCTGACGAAGAGGATCGTATTAAGTTTGGCTATCTGTATAGCGAACTTGATAACCTACAGTCATTCATGGAAGAAGGCACGACATCTGCGTATGTAGGTGCTTTCCGTGATATTGGTAAGGCACTTGTGACTGACCCTCTTTCGTATCTAGGCTTTGGTGCAGGTAAAGTTGCTACGATTGCAGGCACGCGCACTATCACACAGATACTGAAACAACAGGGCAAGTCTGCTGCTGTAAAAGAGTTGGCTAAACAGGCCGGAAAGAAACGTGCTAGAAAGATTGTTGCAGGTGGCCTTGCTGCAGAAGCGGGGCTTCTTACAGTAGAGAACTTAAAGCAACAGGAACTTGAGGGTCTAGCAGGCATACGTGTTGACGAAGAGGGTAATCCTCTGCCTAAGTCTTATGGCGAGGCTGCTCTTCTTGGTGCTGGTGGCACACTTCTATTTGGTGCGCCTGCCCTAAGAGGTCTTCGTGCTGATAAGATGACAACGAATGCTCGTAAGGGTCTTATCAGAAAAAACAAGCTGGCTAAAGAACTTAACTCACGCAACAAAGCAATCAAAAATAAAGCCAAGAAAGAGGCTGGACAGCGTGTAGCAGAGGCGGGCAAGAATGCACCCAAGGTATTTGATGTAGACGAGGGCCGTAAGGTTCTTGACAAGCTGGGTGAGATTGATGCCAACGCCAATGAATTGGCACAGATTGAATTTAACACGCAGCTTATGAAGCGTGTTGGACGTGTTGTACAAAACGTCGTAGAGGATTTAGCCGAAAGTGGCAAGCTGGGTGAGGTTGTAGATGTAGACCTCAAGGCATCTGAAGTCATCGGACAGATTGTTAAAGATTCGCTGGACAGGACTACAGGTAAGTCATCCAGAGAGATTGCAGAGCAGACAGAGAAGCTGCTTGTGGGAGATGATACAACCAAAGGTATTCTTGACAAGCTAGATAAAGACTTCTCTGGTGATGTTTTGCAGGCAGCAATCTCTCGTGCTGGCTTGACCAACAAACAATTTGTGGATGCGTTTGGCGCAAGTTATACAAACGCTGGTCAATACCTGCAGACTGCTAGTGGTGTAGGTAAAATATTGAAGAAGGTACGGGAGATTGATCCCAAGCTGGCTAAAGAAATTATACCTAACTCTGAGATGGATAAATCCGCTGGTATGATGGGTGGTCTGTACGACTTCCTAAAGCGCGTGGACGCAGAGCGTCGTGCGCTTATGGTTAGTATGCCCGGAACCACTGTTCGTAACGTCCTAACTGGTGGTATGCGTCTAGGCTTTGAAGGCACAGCCAACATGATTGATGCCTCTATCTATCAGATGGCTAAAGGCATCAGTGCTGCGGCTACAGGACGTTCCACCTTCGCAGAGGCTTTCAGCGCACAGGATATCGTGCGTGAGTCCTTTGGCCGGTTGAACAGGCTGCGTGACACAGTAGGCACTGCCAATCTGGCTGATGACCTGCTTGCCCATAACCCGCAGCTTGCATCTCGTATGGACAGATCGCTGCAGGACTTGGGCGAAGAGCGTTCACAAGAACTGCTTGGTGTTACTAAATGGCTTAACGGCCTTAACATGGCACAGGATATCATGTTCCGTCGTGCGGTATTTACAGACCATATTGATAACAAGCTCCGTCGGGCCGGTATCATTGTAGATAATCCAACGAAGGTTGGTCAGTTCAAAAGCCTTGAAGAGCTAGCTGCATCTGGTAAGCAGATTCCTGCAGACATCCTTGCTGATGGTGTAGATGAAGCTCTGTACTTTACCTTCTCTCGTATGCCAAAGGCTGGTGGTGGAAAGCCGGGTGACAGCGTAGGTAATATGTTCGTGAAGATTACCGAAGGTCTGCCTATGGTGCCGGGTATTGGTACTGGTTCGCATCCGTTCAGTAGGTTCATGGTCAATGCCATGCAGTTCCAGTTCCAGTACAGCCCTCTTAGTGTGATGCCTGCTATTCAGCGGACTGTTGTGGGACTGCAAGCAGGCAAAGCAGCTAAGGCAGCGGCTGCTATGGGTGACGAGGCTTTGTCTGCTGCCAAAATGCGTGAGGCAAAGACAGCGTACCAAGCGGCAAGCAAGAACTTGTCTCAAGGTATTGTAGGTAGTGCTGCACTGTATGCTGCTATCAAGTATCGTGCGGAGAACCAAGACACTAACTTCTGGCTGTCGAAGAATGATGACGGATCAAAGAGTGACCTGCGTCCTTTGTTCCCACTCGTGCCTTATCTTGCCATTGCTGATATGATTGTAAAGGCAGGACTGACTGAGCAAGCAACTCTTGGTACAATAGAACAGCCTGAAGTATACTCTAGCAGCGACACGAAGGAAATCATTGAGGCAGTGACAGGTATTCAGTCACGTACTGGTACAAGTAACTTTGTATTGGAGAATGCTGAAGAGGTAGTGAAGGGGCTAATCGGTGCGCCTAGCGACCAGATCACTGCGCAGAGGCTGAATGAGATTATGGGTGGGTATGTAGGCTCTCTCGTAGGCGGCGTAACTACACCGGCTCGTGTCGTCCGTGACGTTCTTGCTGCCTTTGACACGGAATCTGCTATTGTTCGTGACGCAAGGCAGACAGAAGGTCTGACCAGCGGTGATAGATTTGGCAGTGCTGTAAAGAATACTGTGATGAAAGACCTGCCGGGGCTGGCAACTAAACTGCCTCAAATTGAAAGTCCCACACGTGAAGGGCCGGTGATCCGTCAGGGGCCACTGGAAGGGCAGACAACAGGTGTACGTCGTGAGATGGTACAGAATGTTATCGAAGCAGAGACTGAGCGTCTGGGCATCAAACCATTTAGGCTTGCCCCAAGCACAGGTGATAAGACCGCAGATGCTTTGATTAAGGGTGAACTTGGTGCGCTGCTTGAAAGCGAGTTGGATAACTTCATCAAGAGCGAGAGATATCAGAACATGAGTACTGCTAAGCAGCGTACTAGCCTGAAGACACGTATCTCATTCTACCGCTCAAGGGCGAAGAACGTGGCTGAGATTGAAGAGCGTTACAAAACGGAAGGATATACACCGTTTGACCGTGCTACGTTTGCTAAACTGACAGACGACCAGACACGTATAGCAGACGAGTATTATATGAGAAAGTATGGTATGACTGTGCTGGAAAAACAAATGGAAGAACCCGAAGTTAATCACCTTATGACAGGCACTAACATCGGGCGTCTTTTTAGTAAGGGTGACTAGACGTACTCCAATATTCCCACCGCAAGGATGGCAGCGGAGATAGCATTCAACACGATGATTGACCTATCGTGCCACATGAATCCTACCCATGCCCACAATCCCATTCCAATGACACCAAGTACCATGTCCATGAGATGTGAGTAGTCCGCTGCTCGTATCACGATTGCTGTTAGTATAAAAAAGCTGGCAGTCCACTTGACATACCACGTGATATCCTTGTACGGCGTGACCTTGTTAACGGTGATCGCCTGACCCG